TAGAGTGTTTACAAGTTTACACTTTGTAAAAACTCCTGTTAACTTATTTAAACATGGTTGGCAACAAACCCCTATACTTAATAAATTAAACATGGAATTTAGAGCTATGCAAAATGCTTCTGACCCTATTGTTAGAAACAAAGCACAAGCTATTCAAGGTGTGGGGATGGCTGTGTATGGTTTAGCAACTTACCTAACACTACAAGGTAGTTTAACAGGATATAAAGAAAAAGATAGAAAACATAGATTTGCTTATAAATGGCAAGATGAAAATGGTGTAACACAATATACATCACTAGCACGTTTCTTTCCTTTATCAATTCCGTTTATGGTTACAGCATCAATACAAGATGCATTAGAAGAAGCAGGTGATATATTTAATGACCCATTACACAGTGCAGAACAAGAAAGATACATGGATTTTATGCGTCATATTGCAGGGTCATCATTTTCTTTATGGTCTAACATTTTTGCTAGTAATTTAATGACACAAGATTTCTTTAAATTAACTGAGATATTTTCTGAAACAGAAGCTACTAATGAAGAAGGAGCTGCTAACATTTCTAAATTAGAAAGATATTTTGGAAGATTTACTTCTAAAAATGTACCATTAGCTACGTCATGGAGATGGACAAATAAAGTATTTGCAGACGGTGAAGCAGAACTTGTAACAGCTTTAGACCATTTAAAACAATCAACACCTTATGGTTTATCTAAAATAATAAATGAAAAATACTTAGGTGGTAAATATGATATATTAAATTATGGAGATGCATTATCACCAAAATCTGACCCGTTGGGAAATGAATATGCAAAACCTAGAGGATTGTTACTAGGTCAAGTACAAGATATGTTTCCTGTTACTTCACATTGGAGTAATAACATGGTAGACAGTAACGGAAATAAAATTGTATTATCACCGGCAGCTAGAGAAAAATTAGAAACTTCTAATATTAAATGGGAAAGACCTCAGTTTACTATTCAGCTTGGAACTAAAAAACCATTGAATATGAAATTAACTACAGCTATTCAATACAAACATCCGGTTACTGGAGAAACAATTAAATTTCCAGAAGGCATTACTATGTACGAAGCAATGCGTCAAGTTAAAGGTCAAATTAAAATAGCAGGAAGAACTTTAAATGAAACATATCAATATGAGTTAGAAAATCCTAATTCTGAATTTAATAAAAGATATGCTTCTAATAAACTTCTTGGCGGTAAATATATTGGTGATGATTACCTATTACAACGAATAAGAGAATTTGAAAGAGAAGCTAGAGAGTGGATTAAAAGCAATGCTTTGATTGATATTAATGGTAAAATCACTACAGCTAGTGCACTTAAACGTAGTGCAGAAAACATTGAATTTATGGAATTAATAGGTGAATAGATAAAGTACCCCTTTTAGAAGAGATAAACACAAATTATGGCTAATTCATTCGTAAGATACACCGGAAACGGTACAACTACTACATACGCTATACCTTTTAGTTACAGAGATACAGCTGATTTATCAGCTACAGTAGCAGGTGTAAACGTTACAGCTTACACTTTAGATGCCGCAGGTACTAACCTTACATTTACTACAGCACCTGCTAATAATGCTGCGATTGAAATACGAAGAACTACAAGCCAAAATACAAAATTAGTAGACTACGTATCAGGCTCAGTATTAACTGAAAATGACCTAGATACAGATAGTGACCAAGCGTTCTTTATGTCGCAAGAAGCGATTGATAAAGCAAGTGATGTAATATCATTAGATAACGTAGATTTTAACTGGGATATACAAAATAAAAGATTAAAAAATGTAGCAGACCCTGTAGATAATACAGATGCTGTTAACAAACAATTTATATCAACTAATATACCTAATATTACAACAGTAGCAGGTATTAGCTCTGATGTAACTACGGTTGCAGGTATCAGCTCAGATGTTACTTCGGTAGCTAGTGATGCTACAGATATAGGCACTGTTGCTACAAACATAGCGTCAGTAAACACAGTAGCTACAAACATTGCAGACGTAGTGACAGTAGCAAATGATTTAAACGAAGCTATATCAGAAATAGAAACTGCGGCTAACGATTTAAATGAAGCAACTTCAGAGATTGATACAGTTTCAAACAACATAACAAATGTAAATACAGTTGGTGCTAACATAGCTAACGTAAATACAGTAGCAGGAATATCAGCTAATGTAACTACAGTAGCGGGCGATAGTGCTGATATACAAACTTTAGCAGGAATAACAAATTTAAGTACACTAGCTTCTAATGAAGCAAACATTAACACAGTTGCAACAGGCATTGCAAATGTAAATACCGTAGCAAGTAACAATACAAATATTAATACTGTTGCAGTTAATGACACCAACATATCAACAGTAGCAAATATTTCTAGTAATGTAACATCTGTTGCAGGAGTTTCGGCTAACGTAACTACAGTTGCAGGTATATCATCTGATGTTACCGCAGTAGCAAATGACGCAACTGATATTGGTACAGTAGCTACAAACATAGCTAACGTAAACAATGTTGGTGGTTCTATAGCTTCAGTAACTACTGTTGCTACAAACCTAGCTTCAGTAAACAATTTTGCAGAACAATACAGAATTTCAAGTTCAGCTCCAACAACAAGTTTAAATGTCGGAGACCTGTATTTTGATACGACGGCGAATGAACTTAAAGTTTACAAATCTAGTGGTTGGGCGGCGGCAGGTTCTACAGTAAACGGAACTTCTGCAAGATTTAATTACACAGCTACAGCAAACCAAACAACATTTACTGGTGCAGACACAGCAGGAAACACACTTGCGTATGACGCAGGGTTTGCTGACGTATATTTAAACGGAGTTCGTTTATCAGCTAGTGATGTTACAATTACATCAGGAACTTCTGTAGTTCTAGCTTCTGGTGCGGCAGTAGGAGATATTTTAGATGTTGTAGCTTACGGAACATTTAATGTTGCGGCTGTTAATGGTTCAGCAATTAATTCAGGAACTATTAATGACGCAAGATTACCTACAACAATTTCTGACAAAGTAATAACAGCAACATCATTGACTGCAAAAGGAGATGGTTCTTCAGCAGATGGTAAAATTACACTTAATTGTTCACAAAATTCACATGGAGTTAAAATTCAAAGTCCTGCACATTCAGCAGGTCAATCTTATACTTTAATATTACCTACGTCAGTTGGTACTGCAAATCAGGTACTAGCTACAAATGGTAATTCTACAAACCAATTATCTTGGATTGATGCAACAGAAACTAAACCAACAGTAGCAGATGTATCTCAAACTATTGCACCTGCAACAGCTACAACGATTAGTATTACAGGTACTAACTTTGTATCTATACCAATAGTAGAATTTATTAAAACAGATGGTTCAATTACACTTGCTAATACAGTTTCATTTACAAATGCAACTACACTTTCAGTTAATGTAACTTTAGCTACAGGTAACTACCATGTAAGAGTAGAAAATCCAGATGGAAACGCAGGTAGAAGTACAAACAATATTTTAACTGCATCTACAGCTCCAACATTTAGTACGTCAGCAGGTTCACTAGGTTCTATTGCAGGAAACTTTAGTGGAACTGTAGCTACAATCGCAGGTTCTTCAGATAGTGCAGTAACATTTTCTGAAACTACATCAGTATTAACAACAGCTAACTGTACGCTTTCAAGTGCAGGAGTAATTACAACAACAGATTTTGGTGGTGCATCAACAACACCTACAACTTATAACTTTACAATAAGGATTACAGATGCAGAGGGTCAAACAGCAGACAGAAACTTTAGTTTCACTTCTAGCTTCGGTGCAACTGGAGGAGGACAATTTAACTAATGGCTAGTACATATTTAACAAGAACACAAACAGCAGGTACAAGTACAAGAAAATTTACATTTTCTGCTTGGGTAAAAAGAGCTGGTCAACTTGGAGCTAGTTATAGTGTTCCACTATTTGGTTCTTATTATGATGATTCTAATAGAGGTGCTTTATATTGCTATCAAGACCAACTTTTGACTTATTTTAAATCAGGTGGTTCAGACCAATTTTTACTTAAAACAAAAAGAAAATTTAGAGATACTAATGGTTGGTATCATTTTGTTATGGCAGTAGATACAACTCAAAGTACAGCAAATAATAGAGTAAAATTATATGTAAATGGTGAACAAATTGCAGTTGGAGATTTAGAAACAAATAATCAACCAAGTCAAAATGCAGATTTTGCTACAGTAGGTGTAAATAGTAGAGCATTTGAAGTAGGCAGAATGAGATATGGAAGTACACCAAATAATGTTTTATTTGATGGCTACATGAGCCATGCTTCATTTGTTGATGGTCAAGCATTAGCTCCAACTGTATTTGGTTCAACAGATTCTACATCTGGTATTTGGAAATTTAAATCACCATCTGGTGTTACTTGGGGTAATAATGGTTTTCATTTAAAATTTGAAAGCTCTGGTAACTTAGGTTTAGATAGTTCAGGTAACTCAAACACATTCACAGTTAATGGTAATGGCAGACAGTCACTTGATACACCTAGTAATCTTTATACTACTTTAAATGCAGTAGCTAATACTAATAGTAATTCTACTATTAGTCATGGTGCATTAACTCATACGGTTAGTGGACAATGGTTAGGTGTAATATCTTCTTTTGGTGTTACAAGTGGTAAATGGTATGCTGAAGCTAAGATTACAGATGAACAAAATTTTAGTATTGGTTTTGCAACATTAGTAGGTAGTTTTGTTAAGGATATGAATACTGCAAACTTAGGTTATTTAGGTAGGGGTGATGATTCTTGGGGTTTCTGGGGAAATGGTTCAGGTAGTGCTCAAAAAACTCATAATGGTTCTTCATCAAATTATGGTTCAGCTCTTTCTACAAATGATATTATGATTCTAGCAATGGATGTAGATAACAAAAAACTTTATTTTGGAAAAAATGGAACATTCTTTGATAGTTCAAATCCTACTACACAAGCAAGTCCTGCATTTACATTTACAACTACTGAACCAATGGGTTTTGCTAGTGGACCAGAAAATGGTGCAGTTCAATGGAATTTTGGTGCAGGTACTTTTGGTGATACACCTATAACTTCTGCAGGTTCAAATGGTAATGGATCTTTATTTGAATATGATGTACCATCAGGATACTACGCATTAAATACAAAAAACCTTAACACTTATGGATAAAAATTATGGCTTATAGTTCAATTGTAAAACCTTCTGATTATTTCAAT